TCTTTGGGCAAATCCTTTGTCTGGTCAAGAGCCGACTGTGCATATACTTTCATTGCTGGCTCTTTTGCTTCAAATGCAATAGCATCTAAAGCAACCCGCATTATTTCTACTCGTCTTCTGTCATCCATATTATTAGTTTTTTAATTGCACTACGGCAACACGTTTTACGTTAGTTCCGTTCATTTCAGGCTCGCTTTTATAAAGTTCATCAGTTTAGTTAGCAATAACATGCACTTATCCGGTAGTTATGGGTAATGCCCGCGCCTAAAGACATCAAGCCAGACAGTTTACTAATCGGTTGACAATTATTCTGCATCAATAGACAGTTGTTCACCCGATTCGTTGACTAAAATTTTTAATACCTCGACAATTTCGTACACCTCCGCGACAACTTCGTTATCATAACCATACTTGACAGTTACTCTTACTTTTGCCTTTAACGAATCGCCCGGACGAATATCAATTTTTCTCTTTTGAAAACCTTCCAACCATTCCTCATGTAAAATTTTTGCTTCCACCATCCGACTATGTTTGAATTGCCATTTAGAATCTCCTAAATAATCTGGCTTTTTTACTTTCAAAATCATTTCCTGCTCATTGGACAATGACTGCTTTGTAAGCATTTCCTCAATCTGCTCAGGGACAAAATTGAAATCCAAATTAAAACCTGTATTGCCTTCGCTTGACAAGAACTCTACTTTATCTGCCTTATCTAATCCCGACAGCGAAACATTCAAGGCTTCTATTCCCCTGACAAGTTTCTGCGTGTTGACGGGTGCGTAAGCTGGAAATTTTCGGACATCTGTTTCTTCGGCAAGTTTATTTATATCCTCTGACAGTTTATACAATTCTTTTTTATCTGTAATCTGCGACCGCTTATTCAAAAAATCAATGAGTACATATTTTCCTTTAACCAAATATTTACCAACTTGTTTTTTCCAATCCAAACTTTTCAATGCGTCATCATCTACTAATTCAAGTTTATTTCTAATCCATGCAATCAATGAACTCGTTTCAATGTCCTCCAATAACATTATCGGTTCAATTTTGTTGTCAACAGTAGACACCAATGTTTTATCAACTTGCTGTAATGTTTCAATCAAATCAGTCATTGCCCTAAAGACACGAGCAGGGTTTTTAGACCCTTTGTCATAGGATATTTTAATTCCGAAATCAGCGTTGACAGACATATTTTCGTAGGAGAGATTCATGGCAAAAGTAAGATTAAAACCCGACAGACAGAAATGCAGGCGCGGGCACATACCCATAACAGCAAGTTGGCACTATTGCCGCTTGCCAAATAATTTTGAGTTTTGTTTTTCATATCTTTGTTTCGTTATCGTTAGACAATTTTTCGCTTCGTAAATCGGCAACATCGCCAATGCTTTTCCGTTAGGTGCAATAAAAATTACTGCGCCCATATTCTTATTTTTCGGCACAAGTAAACCATGCCGAATGCTATGTTTGTATCTTCTTCTTAGGTTGGGAAAATTTTGTAGTAAAGCTTTCGTAACATTTTGATTTGTTTTTATTTTATTTTATTTTTACCAATTAGAATGCGTTTTCCATCGACGAAATTTTTTCGTATCCCATTCTCTTCAATATTAATCTGTTACGACTTGACGCTTAATAATATCGGGCTTTATAGTACCTTTTAGCTGTGCTATTATTTCATCTTTTGTTAATACCAGCACACCAAGCAATTCAAGTGCACTGAATCCTTCTGATTTTCTTTTAAGCTCTAACTTGCCATCTTTCCCTTTAATATATTCAACAGTATATATTGCCTTACGTTCTATATCTGTAATGCTATTATCGTCAATGGCTGGGTGTTGCTTGGTAGCGCTAATAATTACAGCATTGTCATTGTTTGGCTGTGCCACAGGTTTCCGAAATTGGTCAGCGTATTCTTGCATTGCAGATTCAATCATGTTTTGATCTTCTCCACTTAATAAAAGTCTCTTTTCAGTTTTATGATTGCTCCAATGTTTTCTAAATATTTCTTCTGCTGTTTTCATAGTTTCTGTTTTTGAACTTTGTTATTCCCCAATTTATTCACACAATTTTCGTATGCTTCAAAATTATAATCAACATTTGGATAATTTGCCATTAATGCTCTTTTGCAAGAAGCATTATGTTTTCCGTGAATATAAAACGTTTTGGATTTTCCTGAATACCGTAATTCACACGAAAACGAAAGTCTTGCGTATTGCCGAAGTTCTTTTTTTGTTATCATATTGGTTTTTGTTTTTAGTTAATTGTTTATTTATTTCTGGAATACGCAATTTTCGTGCATTATTTTTAATGAGCAGAACCTTTCTCTTCAAGAGATTTGTTTATGGGAGAAGGCTGAATCCACCTTCCTGTTCCATCATAATATCCTGTTTGTTGTTCGCTGTCGTAAATATGTTTCCTGTATTCAGTGTTACGAACAAGTCCCAAAGCAATGTCTTTTGAAAACTGCGTTTTATCTCTTTCTGAACCTAATTTAAATTCAAGAGTTGCAATTTTTAAATTCCGTTCTGCTTCAATAAGTTTCTTTTCTCTTTCCTCCAGAAGAGCGTTTCTTGTATCATTTTGTCGATACTTTTTTATCACTTCTTCATAATTTTTAATCGTATTCCTTAAATCAAAGATTGTTTTATCCTGGCTTTTTACTGCTTCCGCATCTTTTTCGGCTTGTCCTAATCTTTGTTTTAGAACATCACCAACCTGTGCGGGAAGGTTTTTCTCAATAGTTCCAATACCCCAGCTCTGGTCCCTGAAGAGAATAGTCCTTTACTCTTCTATAACCCACCAAAGGTCTTAGTACAGCTTATTTTATACGTCCCCCTACCGGAACCTGTACACGCGGGTCTTCTTGTTCGCTTGATTAGTAAGACCAGGCATGGCCAAAGACTTTAACCAGAATTCTTGTAAATAATACCCCAACCTCAATTATCTCAATTCAGATAGCTACTACAACCACTCAACAATCCAAACATACCAAAACTGTAAAAACGACTCCTCAAACCTCCCCACGGCCTTTCACATAACCAAATAATATCATACTCACACCAATACACAATACCATGCATACCATCACTTAATACCCTTACATCATATTTTATCATCTCTACCATATGTACAATTTTTTTGTCTAAAATTACAAAGTAACGTTGTTCAACTGGCACAACGTCACTACAAAGCCCTGCTTGTTAAATATTTACCTGCTTCCTCCCCAGCTACGCATACGCAATCAAAAAGATAAAAATACCTGTTTTCTTTGCCCAAGTGCCTACCACTCTTCACTGCTCACTAAAATACCCAATACTTTCCCATTAATTCCCCTATAATCCACTCTTCAACATCTATCACCAATACTTATCATCACCCATTTTTTATCCCACCATCTACCACTCATTACACTCTCATTAAACTCTCACTATACCCTAATTTCCTTTAACTATCATTCAGTTGCACTTGGCAAAGTTAGTCTTTTTTTTTTAATTATCCTAATTATTTACTAATGTTTTTTTATTACTACATTTTACCAATTTATAACCCCATTATACCCCTTTTATGCGGGATTAACCGTTTTTTACTATCAAAAAGGCACTTTTTGGCATATAGATTTGTAAGAGTCGAACGGCATATTTTTCGGAGTAAGTGGGTAAAAGGCACTGAAATAGGGGTTGCGTTGTTTTGTTGTGTAAAGGTCGGATGGTATTTATTGGAATAATACAAGTGATGTTTATAGGTACATTTGTTGTGTTATTGGGCAGATGATTTGTTGATATCTGTGTAATTTTGTTGATTATTTTGGAGTGTATTGGTATTAGGTAAATGGCGTATTGGTATTAGGTAACAGCGTTTTCTTTTTGTTTCTTTTTGTTTCTTTTTGCTGCTATTGTTTTTTTTAGTTGTTAAAAAAAGCCCATACGTTGAGTATGGGCTTGGAAGGATAGCACCTTGCCTTGCATGGCATTTAATGATAAGTAATTGAGTTATTTACTTGGCGAACTCAGGTGTTGACACTTCTGCTGCAGGCATGGAATAGTGCACGCGAAGCTGTCCGTTGTTGTTACGGATAACTTTGATGCCTACAGATTTTCCCTGGAGGTCTTCCATGGAGAAGTCATTGCCTTCGGGGATTCCGCAGTCTACGCCCAGCTTGCCGATGATAGATCTGGCGGATGCTGTTTTGGACGTTGATTCGATGCGGATGCCTGACTTTTTGTTGACGGCATATCCGAATGGTCCGCGGGCTTCAAATTTCCCGGATTCCTGCTCTTTTTCGGAGAGGAAATCTTTGCCTTCGACGTCTTTGTCGCTGTTGCGGGAAAAGGTTTTGAAGCCTTTGAGGTTGAGCCATGATTTGATAGAGCGGCCCTTCTCATCACCGAAGGTCACTTCGACCTGTGGTGTCCTGTCGGCATAATCAGGATTTTGTGTCGATTGCGTCAGAGCAACGCCAATGATTTCAGTGGCATGCTCTCCTTCGCCAAGGAGTTTGCTGATGTTATTCTCAGCTTTGAATGTTAATCCTTCCATAGTTTGGTAGTTTTGGAAGTTGTGCACGATGCTTTACCGGTGACCATGCATAACCGTCAAGAACAAAGATAAAATTCACTGCACTGCTGCCAGGGGCAATGTCTCCCTTATTTCCTTTTCGTAGGCATCACATAGCCCTTCCAGCGTTGTTTTATCCAGAGAGTACAGATAATCGAAGGTGTTGCCATAATAAGCCAATCCATGCCCTTCTTCGTAGCCCAGGAGCCTTCTCCTTTCCATGGCAGTCTCTATCAGGATAAACCTGTAGTTCTCCGCATCTCTCGGGTCCGGAACCTCCTTTACCTTGAATCCTGACATGAACTTATGAAATACCATCATGTAATTCATCCCCGTTTTAAATGCCGCATTTTCACTCGTGAAGTCACCACAGTCCGGGATACAGTCAATGGCAACACAGCATATCAGCCTGTACATACTCATAGCGCTGACAAGATTACAGATGTAATAATAAATCCAACCCATAGGATCACTATGGCAATCGTTAGACTTCGCTCGCTGAGCGCAAGTCCACCATTAAGTAGCTTTTTCATAGGTAGTAAGGTTTTTAGTTTAGAAAAAAGAAAAACCATACAGAGGTATGAAGCCCTGCAACTTATTGCTATCGTCATACTTGTATGGTCATTTCACTCGTAACGATCTACTCAATCATGTTGAGATAGATCTCATACTCCTGTTCATCCATAGTCTTTGGTAGTTTAATTGTTAAACAATAATTTCAACCAAAGAAAAAATTCATACCCCCCCCCTATCAAGAACACGGGTACCCCATTTTAAAATAAGGAGACATCTATCCCGAAGTATAGAGGATAGATGTAAATATTGTTTGAATGGTGTGTGTGGGTATTTGAGTATAGTGTGTAGTTGTATTTTGGGATATTTGCTAAAATGCTATTTGTTGAGAAATGGATAAAAGAAGAGCGGGAGGGGGAGGGTGCCGTCGACTGTTTTTTGAATTTTCCCTAACCACTTCCTCAGACTCGTGGGGGTGTGATATGGAATACCTGGTATACCCTTTTGTGGGGTTTATTGGGGAGTATTTGCTTTTAGTGTAGGCGAAATATCTCTGTAACTGAGGGGGGTGTATTACTTAGTTAAAGGCGCTTGAGGATGAGGTATTGCGGCTTTCCTCTCCACCGATAGAAGTATTACAGTAGGTACCCTTAGTATACTGATGGCATTATAGTGGGCGGCCATCTGCGCCTGATAGGTAATCGTTTTGTATAATGGTTGTAAAAGTAGGTATATTTTAGTTTGTATTATATTTGTTGATAAGTATTTTATTGTAAGGTGTTGAACGGTGTGTTAATGTAGTATCTTTGGTGGTGTAAATAATTTTATGATGGCGAAAGTCAAGACAGAGCGATATACGGAGCGGTTTGAGTTATATTTAAGTAAGTCACAGAGGGAGAAGGTATTTGTATTATCTCGTGCACGTGGCTGGCGGCGTGAGTCTCGTTTTGTGCGTGAGTGGCTTCAGTGCATGTTGGAGCGGTATACGGAGCAGGAGTGGAATGAGTTCAGGTTAAGGGTTGCGTATCATGCTATGGAGCAGGAGCGGAAGCTTTCGTTGGGAGGCAGTGGCGGTTCGTTGCAGTAGTTTTATCTTTTATTTAAAACATTTAATAATATGATAAATAGAGCGAGTATAGTGGGTGTTTCCATGATAGTTACGCGGCCGGTATTGTATGCATGGTGGAAGCGCTTTATTCTTGATATGCTTCGTGTGTCTCCGATGAAAAGGTATTCTGTAGTTGCGTCTTTTACAATTGCGAGCAGTGAGCATTATTGTGTAGGTGATATTTTGGGTTTTTCAGGACCTATAGTTGAAGGTACTTGCATAGTAGTTAAGAGTATTCCTGGTAAAGAGTTACAGGTGATCTCTGTCAATATTTCTCTTAATAGTGTATCGGTTCCATCGGCCAATGATTTTCTTGGAAGGAGTATTTTTGTAAAGTGTAATGGGCGTTTTAATGATGCTATGACGAAGAGGGAGGTATCTGCAGAGCATTTTTCTGCTAGGAAGAAAAGAAGAATGTCATTATGATAGACTTGGCTTTGATCATAGTATGTACAATAGTTTTAAGTATAATTATGAATGGTGTGTTGAGTGATTTCAAAAAGTTACAAAAAAGAAAAGGTGATCAGTAATTTTATCTTATATTTGAATAATACTCGTTTGGTAGTGAGTGGGGCACCGGGAGGAGTTATAATCTTTGGGTTATAATGGACTTCCGGGGCCTTTTTAAAATCCTTTCAGCAAGAATATATGAAAACTGACATTATAAGAAAATACTTTCGTATTAGCGGAGACTTCCATGAAGCAATGTATCAATGTGAAAAGGATGCAGCTATGATTTATTCTATTGATGAAATGACCGGGTTTAATACGTTTCCTTATATTATTGAAACTTCTGTTCGCCCGGGAGTATTGGCAGATTTATTTGAAGTAGTAAAACCAAGTGATTTCAGGATTGAGGTTATTGTATTTCCAAATGAACGAATAAAGAATGATTATTTAAATAGTAAAAAAATTCACAAAAAAGAAAAACTATCATGAAAATCGGAAAAATTAAACTTAATGACGGAGGACTTTCAGGGATGAAGGTCTGTTATCTAAAGCCACATACCCGTGGCGGATTTACTTATCTTGATGAATATGAGGTAAATTATAAATCAATGATTCATTCAGATTTAAAAGATTTGTTTAAGAGTCTGGTTGAGTATCTTATTGATATTTGTTGTCTTTCTACGGATGTACAGGACCAGGATGTAGAGATAACCGGTATGGTAAATTCAGATAAAGGATTTATGATTATGGGCAAGGTCAGGATTCTGGATAATGCAATTTTTGCTTTGAATACTCCTTTGATCAATGATGAAGCTGGTTATTCTGAAAAAAAGCATAAAAAAGTTTTAGAATTGATGGATTCTATTTATAAAGAAACGGCCAAATATATTTTACAGGACAAGATTGCTGACAAGAAGCAATATGCATTTGAGTTTAATGATAAGAAACAAGCTCTTACGCAAAAAGAGTTAGAGTCAATGTCTGATAAGGAGATTGAAGATTTTTGTCGTCGTACACTTGAAGAGAAGGGTGCTATTGTTATTTCTGAGTCTGATAGGCACGAAGAATCAGAAGAAGAAATTAAACCCATTGTACGCAGTACAGATGATTCAAGGATGGAATTATTTATGGCAACCGGGAATGGACCAATGAATAAGACATTTCCTGATACAGAAGAACCGATTGCAGTATCAAAATAATGTTTGATAACGACGTAGTATTAAGAGAAGAAGATCATCGGTATTTTCATAATAATGGTACCGAGTATCTATCAAATAGCAGATTAGTGGATCAATTTAAGCGTCCATTTAATCGTGAGGTTACGGCATTTTATTCAGCAAGAAAGCGATTAAAGTCCAGGGGAATAGATCCTACAGAAGAACAGATTGAGATTGAGAAACAAGTTGTCTTAAGCGAATGGGCTGCTAAATTAAAAAATGCACAATTAACCGGTATTCATGTACACAAAGTAATTGAAACATATTTCAAGACAACTAAAATTATTGATTCCAAATATGAAGAAATGGTTCGTGCGATAAGCAGATCATTAGTAGAATATCCTTTAATTTTCTCTGAACAGGTTCTTCATTATGATAAGTATTTGACAGCTGGAAAGGCAGATAAAATCTGTTTCAGGGCAAAAAGTAAAAAGGGAATTGTAGATATTCCAGATTATAAAACTAATGTTGAAAAAGGGATTGAATATAGTAATAAATATGGGGAGTATTTTTTACCTCCTATAGATCATTTAGAAGCATGTAATTATAATGAATATGCTTTAAAAATGTCACTTTATGGATTGTATGTTGAAGAGCAATATGGATATTGCGTGGGGAAATTATCACTTACGTTTATTCCCGTAAATAATCCTATGGCCTTTAAATATATTCCAATTCCTTTTATGAAAATGGAAGCACAGGCTATTTTAAAAGCATATAATGAAACTAAGAAGAAAAATGAATTGTATGAACCCTCAGATTTTTAACTATGTTATTTTTAATCGATAAAAAAAATAATACTATTCTGCATCCTGATGCAATAAAATTATGTCCGAGATTGTCAATAATCGAAAAACAAGAATTATTATTTATCATTCTTGCCTATGATTACAGATCTCCTTATCATCAGTTTCCAGAAGAAGAACGAATTCGTAAATCAATAAGACAGATATTTGGCAATGATAATTCAGAGGTTATTAATAATAAAAAGGTACAGGAAGCGATTGAAGAGTATCGTTCATTACAATATGATCATAGGCGTGAAACAATTATTCAGTATCAGAAAAAAATCAGTGAATTAAATGATCAGTTATCAGAAGAAAATGATGTGAGGAAAATAAAAAGTATTGATGATGCCATTGAGAGATTATCGGACAGATGCGAAAAGATTCAGTTGCAAGTTGATACAAGTGATGAAGCAGAGCTTCGTGGCGGTGGAGAGAAATCATTTTTAGAAAAATGGCAGGAAAACAGAAAAGTATTTATTGAAACTAAAAATCATAAAAAGGAACGTAAAGGAATTGAACTTATAGGATGAAGCCAATTAGAATTCAACGAAAAAGAACAGTAGGGTGGAAGATGCCTCCAAATACTATTTCGGTAACCCGACCAGGAAAATGGGGAAACCATTTTAAGGTTGAGTATGGAAGATCTGCATTTGATGCTGTTCAATTATATGAAGATTATGTAAATGCTAATCCTGACTTGAGAGAAAAAATAGTTCTTGAATTACAAGGAAAGAATTTGGCTTGTTTCTGTAAATTATCTGCACCATGCCATGCAGATATTCTTCTAAAAATTGCCAATGAAGTATGAGTAAATACGAACCAATTATTAAAGGCAAGAATTTTTGTCCAAATCCAATTGTAAAATGGGGAATACCAGAATTTGCCGATACTGTTGCTAATCCAAAAGTAATTGGCACATTAGCGCATGAAGATTGGTGGAATGAGCAATTTAATCGTTGTTTGAATGGATATAAAACGGGAGGCATATTTATCACCGGCAGATATTATTATTATCTAAATTTTTGTATTATCTACACCGTAAAGAGAGGCCCTCATGCACCAGATTATGTCGATCTTGACCTTGAATTCTTTAATACTGTAGAACAGGCTAAAAAAGAATACAAGGGAATTATTACATTAAAAGCTCGTCGTCGCGGGCTTTCTTTTAAAATGGGTCATGGAATCATTGATTATGGTTTGCGTTTTTCACCAGCTGGATATAATGCCGGAATAGCAGCTGGCGTAGAAACTTATGCTGTATCTTTTTTTAATAAGTTGAAAGATGCAGAAAGTAAGAAACCCCCAGAACTTAGATTGCATTATTTAAATCACAATATGGATGAGATCATGAGTGGTTATACTGAAATGACCTCTCAGGGACAGGTTGATAAAGGTTCTAAAAACAGGGTTTTATGCAAGTGGATGGCAAAAGATCCAAATATTTTTAAAGGTGAGGCCTTTGATGATGTTGTTTTTGAAGAAGCAGGAGAATTTTTAAAATTACTTTTAACTTATGGTGCTACTGAGGATTGTTTTAAAGTAGGCCATAAAATGGTGGGCACACCATATGTTCAGGGAACAGGAGGTAATATTAAATCATCTTCAAAGGATTTTCTTGAAATGTGGACAAATGCCGATCATTATAGTTTGATTCAGTTTCGTGTACCGGCCCGTAGGCTGTTTATAGGATGCTTTTGCGGTAGCCGTAATGAAAATGGTAAAATTGAAGAAGATATTCCATATATCAAAGAAAAATACACTCCTGAACAGCGTATTGGAATGGAAGATACCCAGCGTGCAGAAGAAATAATATTGACAAAAAGAAAGGAATTAGTAAAAGGGAAAAATAAACAAAAATATTACGATTATTTACAGAATAACCCATTAAATGACGAGGAATCATTTTTACAATTTTCCGGAAATAATTTTGATACTGAAAGCTTGGCTGCACAAAAATTTAAATTACAGTCAGCAACGACTCTTAATTATTCAAAATATAAACTTGACTGGATTCGTAATGAAAATGGAAGCGTAAAGATACCACTTCAGGTAAAAGCGGACCCGGCACACGATAATGCTTTAGATGAAGATTGTATATTAATCCGGCATCCTCCACTTTTGAGTTGGAAGAATACAGATATTGCAGGAATTGATAGTTATGATCTTGATGAATCAGCAACTTCAAATTCCCTGGGAGCAATGGTAGTTCTAAGAAGAAAAAATAACCCTACTATGCCGGGAAAGAGGATACCCGTTTGTTTAGTTCGTAATCGACCAAGAAGAAAAGAAATATTCTATGAAATGTGTATGAAAGTAGCTGTTTATTATGGTCTTTTTGGTAATTGTCTGATTGATTATTCAAAACCATTGATTATTCAGCATTTTAAAGTAAATGGAGCTGAACGCTACCTTGCACCAAGGCCAAGATCATTTGAAACTGAATGGTCACAATTACAGCATGATTATGGTGTATCTATAAACGTAAATACAAAACCGAGAATGATTGCTCTGTTACAGACTTTTGTCCTTGATGATATTGATGAATGCTATTTTCCTCACATTGTTGATGAACTTATTAAATATGATGTAGACTCAAAAGAAAGCGATTGGGATGCTGCAGATGCCCTTGGAATAGCATTAATGCGTGATGCCGATATGAAACATGCTCCTTCTGAAAAAGATGCAGCTGATCAGTCTCATATTATGAGTACCCCAAGATGGGAAGAAATAAATGGTTATTTAGTTGATGTTAATCAAAAAAATAAAGCAGATCTATCAGATGTGAAAGATCCATTCATACGAAAGCTATTATCTGGAGAATTGTAGTTAAGGATTTTTTTTTTACTTTTACTTCGAAAAAACATAAATAATGGAGACCCCAGCTTACTTTCCACGACAAGACTTGCCAGAATCTGCAAAATCACAAGATACAGCAGAAGGAGTATTATGGGGTAAAAATTGTATTGATTATGCTATTTCTAATTATGATAGTTATCGTAGACGACAAATTGAAAAAATAAATCATCTTTATAATACATACAATGGAATTATCGACAACAAAGAAGTTGCTTATTTAAATCGTACTTATGGAAAAGCTAATATTGCAAAATATATTGATTATAGATTAGGACGACCCAAATTAGATTTGATTCGTGGTGAATTTTTGGATGGACCACTAAATGCCACTGTTTACACTATAAACAAAGAAGCTAAAGCAAAAAAATTAAAGAGTGTAGGTGTATTATCAGCAATGTATCATGCCAGAAAGAAATTAGAACAACTGCGTGATGTAGTAGGAATTGATGTTTATGGTGGAATGCCATTGCCTGATAAAGATCCTATGAAATCAGAAGGAATGAACATGAAAAATCAGAATGAAATGAATATGCAGTTTATTCTGAATAAACAAATAAAATCACTTAATTTAAAATCAAAGTTTTCTGAAAATTTACTTGATATTGAAATAGCTGCTGAATGTTTTGGGAAAATATATCTTGATGAAGATGGAAAGTTAAAATTTCGTGATATTGATCCCAGGGACGCTTTATTCGAAGAAATTGATAGAGATCCATTTTTAAAAAGAAGCCCATATAAGGGAGAGAGACGTATTATGTTCAGGCATGATATACTTACTGAGTTTGCATTAACACAGAGTGAAAGAGACAAGCTTGATCAGTGGGGCGCTTCTGCCGGATCATCAAAAGACACACAATCTGAGGGTAATAGAAATTATTTCTATAAAGTTGAAAAATCATTGGCTGTTGAAGTCTTCACTATTGAATGGAAATCATTGGAGCCATATTATGTTAAACGTACTCCTGATAAAAGAAATGTAAACGGTGCTCCATTTGAAAGTATAATGGATGCCTCCTATTATGAAAAAAATAAAAATAAGGTTGATTGGGAGATTCGTAAACGTGGCGCTGAAGTAGAAACCAGATATAAAACTGTTTTGTGGGAAGCTACAAGAATCGGTAATGATATTTACAAAAATATTCGTAAAAAGAAATATATCCCTGGAAGTATAGAAGAACCATTTGAAACTGAAATGTCATATCAGGGATTACTTTTTAATACGAAAGATGGAATTAGGATTTCTTTGCAGGAAACCTTAGATAATATTTCTAAGCTCTATAATATGGTAATGTTTCAGATCAATAGGGAGCTTTCGAAAGCAAAGGGAAAAGTTATCGCCTATGATAAAGCATATTTGCCAAAAGGCATGACAACAAGAGATGTTTTGTATGATATGACTAATGATGGTGTTTATTATTATAATTCTGCTGAAGATGGAAATATTTCTGGAGAAAAAATTGAAGTTAATGGAGCAATGCGCGAAGTTGATTTGGGAATTTCATCTACTGTACAAGTACTCATTAATTTAAAACTTGAATTACAGAATACTGCTGATTTATTAAGTGGTATGCCTAATTATCGTACCGGTTCAACACCAGCATCGGCAACAGCTACTAATGCACAAGGTGCTTTAAGACTTTCAAGAACTATTACGGGCCCAATGTTTTATTTTTTCGATCAATATGTAGAAAATATTTTCACTTTAGTATGTGAACTTTCAAAAATTTCTTATGGTTTATTAAGAAAAGATGAAGGATCATTGATTGTTGGTGAAGATGGTGTTCAGTTTCTCGGCGATACTATGAATATAGCCTTAGATGATTATGGAGTATTTTTAGCAGATGCTCGTAAGGAATCAGAAATCAGAGAAAGAGTTCGTGGATATATGGGCCTTGCAATTAATGCCGGAGAGCAGCGTATTGAAGATGGTGTTGAATTTGAACTCGCTGAAACATTGCCAGAAGCCGTTGAAATTGTTCGCAAAGGCTGGAAAACTATTAAAGATCTTGAAATGCAAAAACAAACTATGACCTTAAAAGCTAATCAGCAGGAAATTGAAACAAAACTACAAATATCAAAAGAAGACAGGGAAGACCGGCAACAACATGAAAAAGAATTAGTAATTCTTGCAAAGCAATTAGAGGCATCTAACCAAACATTAAAAGAAAAGAATGCTTATATTACTAAAATGAGGCAAAGTGAAAATAAACAGCCTCCATCTTAAGAAACTGCAATTTGAAAATTTACTTCTTTTAATATATATTTGTAAAAATAATTATCATGGCAAACAAAAAACCTCCAATGATGCGTTCGGTTGGTGTTAAAGAAACACCAATGATGACTATAAAAGAGTCTAAAATGGAAATTTATAGGCCCAGTATTGAATTTAGTGAATTAGAACTTCCAGAGATTAAAGATTGGAAGATCGGAGAAAAATATAAGGTGATTATGGAAATTGAACAGGTGTCAGTTAAAAAGAAAGATTATGGACCAAATAAAGGAAAAATATGTGCTGAATTCAAGGTTCATAAAATTGGAATCTTACCACAAAAAGAAAATAAAGAGAATACGGCTGGATATTCTGCATTAGGTGGTGTTCAAATAAAAGAAAAGTAACCCCAAAACAAAAGTAATATGCTAATAAAAAAACATTTGTTCCGGGATCCTGATGGATCAGATGGCAATAGAGCCGAAGGAGCAGCAGCACCATCAGCTGACAAAGATGTACCAACAATTGCCGAAAAAGATCCTGGTGAAATGCCATCTGATAATCAGGAAGCAGTTCCATTGGATGATCCCAAAGCAAATATTCCAACAAACTTTTTTGAAGAAGAGCAAAAAAAACCAGAAGAAAAGAAAGATCCTGTTAGTGATGAAGAAACGCCATTAAAAGAAGAAGAAAAACCTAAGATTGAAGATGAAAAGCCAGAAGTAGATCCAAAAGTCAAAAAATCTGATGAAGAAGTAGAAGGATTCGATTTTAAAATTGATGAACTCAAAAAAAAGGAAGAAAAAGAAGAGCAGCCAGATCAGGAAGCTTCATGGATATCATTAGGAAAAGATTTAGGTTTAATAGTTGCTAAAGATGATCAAGAAACATTTTTACAAGCTTTTAATGAAGAAAAGAAACGTATTGCAGACGATGCAAAAAAAGAACCGCTTAAACTTGAGATAGAAAAATTTGATCCAAAAGCGCAGAGAATCATTGAATTTGTAAATTCTGGCGGTAATATTGATGATTTTTTAACACCATTAAAACCTTTTGATGAAGTGCTATCTCTTGATGATGAGGGTATTGTTAAAAAAGATCTTGAATTGATGAATTGGGATACTGAAAAGATTGAAGATCAATTGGCAATTTTAAAAGAAGAAGGTAGACTTGAAACGAAAGCCTATGAACTTCGTAAAATTGTCGAAAATCAAAAAGTTAATTATGAAAAACAACTTGTTGATGCAAAAAAAAGTGAAAAAGAATCTTTACAAATAAAAGTTAAAGCCGAGATCGATAAAGAAAATCAAAATATAAAAAATCATCTTGAAAAAACTGAAGAATTTTTAGGATTTCCGTTAAAAAAAGAATTACGGGAAGCCATTTATAATAAATGGGAGCGTGGTGATTACCGCAAGCGGTTTCAAAACGATCCTGAATTGGTTGCCAAAGCAATGCTGTTTTGGGAACTTGGAGAGCAAGCAGTTAATGAAATAAAAAAAACTGCTGGACAAGAAGGTACAAAAAAGGTTCTGGAAAAACTGCACAAAGTCCCGCAAGCGGGAGACGGTGGAACTTCGCGTGCCAAACAACCCGATATTAAGAGCGATAATCCATTTGATGCCTGGAAAGTTATCGAATCAGAAAAAGTATCGGTTGAAGAAGGTGCATCATAACCTAAATCTTAACCTTTAACTAAAATGAAAATTCAAGTCTATAGTGGAAAATTCGATAAAACCTGTACGGTATCTTCGAATTTAACTGCGAATCAAGCAAAAATGCCTGTAATTCGTGATGTTATTCAATATGCGGAACCACGTATGCTGAGTACGTTAATAGTTTCGGGAGCAAAAAGTCCCTGGGATCTTCAGGGAACCAATACCCGGACTAAAATCGGTACAATCCCTTCTGATAAATTGATTGGCGATAATGCTTATCGATACAATGTACTCGGTAGAATTCAGCAAAAATCGTTTATCAATTCCCAAATCGGATCTTCTGGTGCTGATGGAACCTTTCAATTATCAATGAAAGATAATCTTCTCTATCCTGGTATGGTCGTTGTATTTCATAGTCCTGAGCTTCAAGCAAGGGTTATGGCTACTCCATCAGGAGGTCCCGGTAATTATATTTATTCTTTTCAATCTGTTGATGGTACGGTGTTTAGTTTTGCTACGCACGTAGCCCCACAATCTGGTGATAAAACATGTTTTGGTGCTTACACTGCTTATGAAGAAAAATCTCTTCGTGGGTACGGCCGGACATTTTATCCTGATCAATTCATTAATCATCTGAGTATTCAGCGTAAAACTGTTGCAATATCAGGATCAGCACTGACTGATGTATTGTGGGTTCATTTTAATGGAACTAAAGGATGGATGTTTGAAAAAGAACGTCAATCCAGGCTTCAGTTCATGATGGAAGATGAACACAATAAATGGTTTGCTAAGTCTACTTGGAGAGATGCAAGTGGAAATTTACTACCGCAAAGCCGTTTGACTTCTACTGAAAATGGAGAACCTATCAGTATTGGTGATAGCGTAATAGAGCAAATTAAAGGTGGAAATGAAGCCTTTGGCTCTGGTGTCGATGGTGGAGCTACTATCGATGATTATGCTGATATGATGGAAACCCTTGAAAAGAAATCCAACAGTGTATATGGTAAAATGTGGTATGTTATAACCGGTACTGACGGTTATGGTAGAGCACAGGACATTCTGCGTGATTACCATGTTGATTTCATGGGAGGACGTACCAATGTTGATGGTAGTAACACCCAGAAAGCCGGAGGAGAAGATATCGTTGTTGGAGGAAATTTCGATACATTTAATTTCCGTGGAAATCAGCTTGTATTTGTAAAACATCCATTATTTGATGATGAAGAACGTTTCAGTCAGCGTGGCGCTGATGGACGTTTGATTCAATCTTCCATGAATGTATTCCTTGATATGGGAAAAGTAAATGGACGTTCAAATATTGAGATCCTTGGAAAAGGAGCTTATGGTATTAATCGTACCAATGTAAGCGCTTATCTTAATGGTTTGACAGGTGATGGTAGTGATGTAGTTTCAACTGTTGATGCAAAAGAATTCAATATGTTGAAAGAAGATGGTATCTTCATCTACAATACAACCAGCTGTGGAATTCTTCACAAATCAATCTAAAATGATTGAATAATCAAAAGGGGGAGGGTAAAACCTTCCCCCTTATTACTAACGCTCGTTAGAGAGCATAAAACCATAAAACTATGGAATTCAATATTGCACAAGGCCCAATGATGGGATTAGAACAAACAATCTGCGATTTTAAGCAGATGAATCGCAAAGGAACAGTAATTCTTCGTCCAATCAGAGAAGATAAGTATAAAGAAAGAAATGTTACTTTTCGTTGTTTCAAAAATCCAAAAACAAATACTTATTATGGTATTCCAATTGGAAAGAATCAAGATGGTACCTATAAATTTCAGCGTATAACTATAAAGGGGGCCAGGATGTTTCAGTTAGAAAATCAGCAAGATGCCATGGAGTGGCATGTTGTAAAACATCACTGGAAAGTAAAAGGATCTCCATTGGAAGATGGTATGCCATGGTGGTTTGTACATGATGAAGAAAAAGAGGCCGAAAAATCGGTTTCTACTGTCTTAAAATCAATTTCAGCAATACAATATGTAAAAGAACTTACAGGTAATAAACTTCGTGCTTTTGGTCGCTTATTTGGTATGGACCCAAATTCTAATAGCGATATAGTTATAATGAAAGTTCTGCTTGAAACTGCACAGAAAAAGCCTGAAGCTATTATGGCAAAAATTGAGGATCGTGAAACAACACAAATTCATGTGATACTTAAAAGAGCAATTGCCACTGGAATCATAACCAATACAATTGACAAAGGATTTCTATTTAAAAATGGAATTCCTCTTGGAGTTACTGAAAGTGGTGCCATTGAATTTTTAAGAAAAGATCGTCAGATGCTTGCTGCAATGGATATGGAATCGAAACAATTAGATTCCAAGTATGTTAAAAAAGAAGATTCTGCTGACCCTGCAAATGACAATAAATAAAATAGATTAAAAAAGTGACACCGAATAAAAGGCACCATTTGATAGTGGTGCCTTTTTTATATCTTTGAATTACAAAAATCTAAAAAAATGAATATTATTGATATGATTAACCGTGTGGAGTTCTACATTGATAAAGTGTCAGCTCCACGTTTCTCTGTACCTAAACACTATCTTCCTGCATTAAATATTGCTATTGATAGATATATTAAAGATCGATATGATAATATTCATTTAAATAAACCATATTCTTTTCAAGTATTAGAACGTATCAGAGATGAATTGAGAACAATAGTCAAAAATATTACGGCTGCTCCTGTAGGGAATCTAATAGCTTTCCCGGTTGACTATATGCATGCTGTTTCTTTACAAGTAATTATTAATGGTATAAAAGTCCCTTCCCGAGCAAGTACTTATTCAGAACTTGGTGTAATTGAAGAAAACAGTTTCGAAGTGCCAACTCCCGATGAACCTGTTCATTTAGAAGATCAAACAGGTATTACTGTTCGTTTTGGTGGTATAGGTATATTTTCAAGTTATGATTTAGGATATATTCGCAAACCAGCTACTGTATTTAAAAGTACAATCACTTTATCACAGGGACCATTAGTATTAACTATTGGATCACGTTACTATGTTATTACAGGTCCCGTAATTCATAATGCTGTGCTATATGGACCAGGTGCAGAATTTGTTGCAGTAGCAACAGGATTTACCGGTACGGGTACTGTTGTTGAAATTGTAAATTGTGATCTTCCAGACAATACTCATGAAGAAATTTGTAAAATGGCTGCAGAATTGATTGAAAAAACTGTTGAAGATTATCCAAAAAGCAATGCTTTGGAACAAGAGTTGAATAAATCATAATTCTTTATATATTTGTATCAATTCCCGGTAGGTTCCGGGAAGGTTAAACCAAAATAAAAATGGAAGGTAAAATCTTTAAACAAAGTCTACTTAACAACGAAGCCGCTGCTGATGTAGACACAGCCAGCTCGCCTGGTTTTATTAAAATCACAGGACTGTTACAGATCAGATCTGTTGATTATAAAGGATTTCAAAAAACTGTATCTGCTGCAGAAGTACGGCAAGTTTATC